ATCATTTGTAACTACTTGTGACTCAGGATTACCATTTGCATCTGTCCAGTAAACAGTACATTTATTCACAACTGTTACTTCATAACAATATGGTTTTATTGGAAGAGCAGTGGTAGTTGTTGTTGTAGTATTTGAACAACAATCTTGTGTATCTATTACATTAATTGAACCAATTTCTATAATTGGATAGTTATTATCAACACATGCAAATTGAACAATGCTAGATGCAGTGTCTGTAATAGGTTCTAATGTATTACACTCTACATATGTAATTGTACCAGGATTAAATCTTGGTCCAACATATCCATATGTAGTACAAGGACATATTGTTGTTGTAGAAGTAGTAGTTGTACAACATACATCTAATGTATCAAGTATATTACAAACTACACTATCAATTTTTTGAAGAGCAACTGTAAGAGTATCACAAGCTTCAATTCCTGTACAAGCCAAAGGAGGCCCCACGTATCTTACATTATCTGATCCAACATCTGTTGTTGATTCATTAGAACTCTCACAAGAGTCACATCCACATGGGTTTTGAGGTAAATATGGCCACATAATTAAGCAGGTATATAAATTATATAATAACAAGGATAAACTGGTTGAACGTTTGAGTGAGGTAGTCCACCACCTTCATCAGAATTAGTTGCACTAGCAATAGTTACATTTGATGATTGAGCAATACCATTACCTGTACCATTTAAATTTTTTGTATAATAGTTTTTTCCATTTCCTGAATTTTGTGATTGAGCATCATAATTAAATCCAGTACCATTAGATGTATAACCACCTTGAGTGATAAAATCATCTCCTCCAAATAAATGCGCATGTCCAGGATCATTTAATACTACAGTTGGAGTATGTGTATGCAAAGGCATTTGGTTTTTGTTAAGTGTTGTAAAGTTAGATCCATCAGGGTAATCAATTTCATATAATGGATTATATTGACTTTGATTAGGATCTACTTCTGGATCTAATGCACCACCACCCATATCTACTATTGCACAAACAGCAACTCTACCTCTTTTATCAGGAGCTTGTGGATGACTTGAACCATTACATAAATAAATATCTTTCCACACTCCATAACCTGCACCATTTACATCAAACTTACCAATTAAATCACCATAGAACTCTAATGCTACATATGGAATCATTTTGGCACTTACTAAGTCGCTTGGTAGGGCAGCAAGGTATGCAGCAATGTAATCGTTAATCTGATCGATTCTGATATAATTTGTAGCAACATCTAAAGATAATGCAGCAAGGTCAACTTGTACTTGGCAAAGTGTGTTTATAACAGCTTGCAATATATCATGTGTTCCAGAACTAGCACTAACTTCTTCTATACAACCAACTTCGTAATCAGCTTCAATTATTGCAATGTCTGCAACAACATTGTTGATTTGAATTTGTAAATCACACACAGCTTTAATAATTGCTGTTAATATGTCATTTAGATTAAAGCCATTACATTCTACACATGTAGGAATATATTGTCTAACGACATCACATATTATATCTGGATCAATGATAGGTTTTATACCTGTTCCATTAAGGAATGGTGTAACGAATGAAATTATTGCACTCTCAACAGTGGCAAGTGTGTCACCATTTTGAATGCCTAATAGAGGTACATCTACCCCTGTATATTTAACGCATTGATCAGAAACAATCTCAGCGCAACCATTATAACAATTTGTGCAAGACATATTAATAAAATTAAGGTATGTATATTATATAGTTACAAGCAATAACAGGCTGTATATTTGTATGAGGCTCAGGAGTAACATTTCCAGTTGGATCAATTGTTACAGTAGTTGAAGCTGTAATTGCTCCTGCACTTGTTGTAGAAGTGTAATAAATTATACCTAATCCACTTCCTGCACCAGCAGTAAAATCTTGACTAGGGGTTATGGATGGAGATCCATTACCTGCTATTCCAGCACTTCCTCGCATCAAACCACTACCTTGCTCTCTAGAATCAGAAAAATTATGTTTATGAGTATCTAATATACTTGTAACAGCTGTATTTGTATGTGTATGACTTGGAATCTGATTAATGTTTGATAATGCAACACCATTTGCACCATATGTACTTCCTACTGTATATGATGGATTAAATCCTCCTGTTCCCATATTAGGGATAACAGCTGGATTCATTGGTCCTCCTTGAACACCTGTTGTAGCTCCAACAAGAACACGTCCTCTTATGTCTGGTGCTTGTGGGTGACTACCAGTTCCAACACACAAATAGATATCAATCCAATCACCTATACCTGCACCATTTGCATCAAAATATGATACTGGTCCAAAATATGGAACAGCTACATAAGGGATCATTTTACTCTTAATTAAATTCCCACCAGGTGGAGTATAGTTACTAAGAAGTGTATTAACTTGTGTTTTAGTATAGTAGTTTGTAGCAAGGTCAAGAACTAATGCTCCAAGATTAACTTCTAGCTCACAAATTTTATCAATTGCAGCTTGAAGAATATCATGTGTACCAGATGATGCTGTTACATCATCAAGACATGCTACATCATAGTTAGCATTTAAAGTTTCAAATTCTGCAACAAGATCATCTATTTGTTCTTGTAACAAACATGCTGCTTTAATAATTGCTGTTAAAACTTCGTTTAATGTAAATCCTGTACACTGTGTACATGTTGGAAGAAACTGTTTAACTACATTACAAATAACGCTCTCGTTAACAATAGGTTTAATTCCCACTCCTGTTAATACAGGAACAAGAAATGTGGTGATTGCATTCTCTACAGCTAAAAGACTGTCGCCATGACTAATGCCTAATGCAGAAACATCTTCTCCTGTATATCTAACACATTGATCTGAAATAGTTTCAGCACATCCATTAAAGCAATTTGTACAAGACATTTTATCTAAATTTTAAAATTTTAATTCTACTAGCAATCATATTCACAGAGTATTGACTTGCATAACTTGGATTATGATATTTGTATGTAAGGATTCTTTTATAGTTCAAAAGATCAGACATAACACTTCCTGCAAAAGGTTGATTTAACATAAAAACAAGATTGTTATATAAGCTACTAGCCATATTTGCAATCTTGCAATCAATCTCTGCAATCAATGAAGGAATGTTTGCACATTCAGGACAATTAGTTAATCTAGGAGATAACATAATTATTATTTTTTAGGTTGAGGATTGTTGGCAGCACTTTGGCATTTTCCACACAATCCATTCTTTAGTTGGCATCCACAGCCCACACTAGTCCCACAATTTCTACAAGCAGCCATATTAATAAAAGTTTATAGCATAATTATTTCCAGAACAACCACAATTGTTTTTGCTAAAGTTGGTTAACATTGTAGATGCTTGATTATATAGTTTGTTTGCTTCAACTATTGCGCAGTTGTTAGCTGCTGCAATTGCTCCCTGGATGAAGAAGTAGATTGTGTTCAAATCTACTTTTGATTGGGTTTTAATTGCTCTATCACATTCCATCATGTCAAGTTTCATGAATGCTTCATCAAATCTTTCTTGTAGTCTGTCAACACGAATGATTGATTTCTCTACAAAGTTTTCATATGCTGGAGCAATGGAATATTTTAAATGATAAACTCCATCAGGAAGAGGTTGGTTTACACCTGTGGCAGTAATGCCTAAATCTGATGATGTAAAGATATTAAAATTATTTACATCAAATGCAAGAATTGCAGTATCAAATCCAGGAACATTTATTTCAATTGTTGGAGATGTAACAACAGGGGGGTTTGTAGGATATGTAGACGCATCTATCACCCCAAGAGTTAATGTGTTATACGTAGGAACTACAAGTATATCTAAATTTAATGTTGGCATGTTGTTATATAATAAATATGCCAGAGGACTTGAGAATATCCTCTCACCCTCTGGCATAGGTTATTTATTAATTTACTTCTTAAGGAATCAATGTAGATGTAGTAGTAGTACTAGGCCACACAGTAGTTGTAGTAGAAGTAGTAGTGATACATACAGGATTGTTGTCAACAACAGTTCCAAGAGCATCTTCTAATGCATCTTGAATATCACCAGAGATACCTGAACCAGCTTCAACTGCAATAATTACCATTGCATCTTCTTTGATGTAATCACCCCAAGAATAAGCAGACTTATCATATTCGTTGAATTTGATAAAGAAAGTATCGTATGTTGTACCAGCATCAGCCCAAGATTCAAAGTTACCATTGTAACCAGCCATTCTATATAAGTGTTTCAAGTAACCTGCTTGGTAACTGTAGAAGTTTTTCTCTAATTGAGCAATTTCTCCATATGTACCAGTAGCGTAGTTAGCACGTTGTACCACTTCAGCATTAGCAACAATGTTACAATTATCAGCTACGATAAAGTCAGCTGTAGTTGCAGGACCACTGTATACAAAAGTTCTGAACCACATTCTGTCATATTCGTAAGGGAACGCAGCAACATCACATGGTTGTCCATATGTAGTTAATGGTTTTCCTGTAATACGTAAGATTGCAGCAGAGTCATTACCAATTCTTTGGAATTGATAGAAGTTGTTCAAGCTAATGTTATCAGGGTTGATACCAGGAGCTTGTTGTTGCAATTTCAAGATGAATTGGTCAATCAATGCTGGAACGTCAACAGTGTCACAAGGATCACCACCACAATCACAACATGGAGCTTGAACAGTCACTGAACGAGTGAATCCATTGAAATACAATGTATCCAAGTAAGAAGAGTGAGCACGTAACGTCAAAGTTACAACATCACCACATTTTACATTCCATCCATCAACATCAGTAATTTGAGTGATAGGAGTAGGACACCCACTCACTTTATACCATTCAGTTACATTTGAATTACATCCACCAAATCCAGCACCACATCCTGCAATTTTATCAGAACGTTTTGTTCCTTGCAAATAGGTGTTTGTTCTACCTTGGGCAATGTAAAAATACTTAGAAGTACTAGGAGTCAATGTAGCTACATAATTGCTATCAAAAATACCTACTTCACCAGCTGCTAAGTCTTGTGTAGAGCTACCAGAAGGTAATGAACCTTGGAATCCTGGTACTACAAAGACAGTAGTTAAAGAAAAATCTGCCATTTTGTTTATTTATTAAGTTAAAAATTTATTCGTTTGTTTGTATTCTGTATGCTGCATTTTGTACAGCACTTTGATTCTCTGTGTACATTGCTAGGTTCTCAACTGTCAAATCTAACAATTCATCTTCTAGGTATGTCTCAAGTTCACAGTCTACATCTGTAGAGGGTGTTCCATCAAACTTGATATATCCTGCTTTATCAATGTACACTGGATATCTCATGTACATTATATTTATACTTTTAGGAGTGAATGTCCCATCTGTAAATACACTTATGTCATCAGAAGATAAGAGATTGAATGTTTCTTGATATTCAAAACTTGGTTTGTAATGATCGTTGTTCAGAATAAACTGAAGATCTCCATGTTTTGCAAGATCTCTATTAATCCAGATCTTTCTGTTTTTACATCTTCCTTTGTCAGCTAACACATATGAATCTACATAGAACATATATTGTGGTTCTAATTGATGTATGTTAGCTTTCCACTGATGTATTTCTTTATTTGATTCTGCAAGTTCTAATGGTTGATGATTATAATCTATCACTAAACTTTGTAGATCTTCGTAACGTTTTTTAAATGAGTCTAAACCCATTTGACTTACAGTACTAATGTTGTCGATCTTTTGCTTTATCAACTTAATCTGAGCTTCATTCAGAGCTAAGATTTTATCTTCAAGTTGAATCTGTTGATGCTCATTAGTTGATAGCTTATTCAATCTTTGGTCAATCTTGTATAATAAACTATCTACTGGTATCATATTTTATATTTTTAAAAACTAGCCACTAAATAGCAGCTAGTTTTTTATGTTTTAATTTTCCTTCAAGAGTGAGTAACTCATCTTGATTATCATCATCCATAAGGAATTTAATTAATTCTTCCTCATCTTTTGCAATTTCAAATTCACCTTCATAAACCTTGCCATTTGGCTTGACTCTGTAAACTGAATGAGCAATAGCTTGCTTAACTAAATCTTTGATATGGAGTAAGTTTTCCTTCATGTCTGCAAATCTGTTGAACACTTCTACAGGATTTAATCCTTGGAATGCACCAGACTTGAACTCTGATTGTTTAAGCATGTTATCTACTTGATTGTAAACAACTTCCTCTTTAGTATCTTCTGTAACTGGAAGTCCTAAAAGTCTTCCAACTTTACGTTTCTTCTCAGGAGTCATAGAATCAAATTTCACAATAGCTTTATTGATCAATTGTTTTTTCTTGAAGATTATACCACTTTCAATTTCCTCGTCAACAACATAAAATTGTGTGTCTGCAGGATATTCACCTCTTTCCCAAGATTGATAACTTGATGCAATAGTTGGATGTACTCGCAACCATGAAAAAGCTAACTCTTGAAAAGGAACTGAAAGATCAAAAAAGTTATCACCATCTAACAGTTTAACTGCTTGTACGTGTGTGTAATCATCTGTTGATAATGACAATCCATAGTTCCAAAATTTAGAACGAGGACCAAGATCAATATCACCTAACGCAGCTTCTAGTTTTTCACGTAGTTTTGTAACACGTTCTATTTCTAACTCACGTTCTGTTGGATCACTAATTCTTCTGATGTATGCAGCATTAGGATCTAGTCCTGTTCTGTATTGACCATCTAGCTCTTTGTAAGGATACTTAAACACTCCTGTTCCAGGAATACGTGTCATACCTTTTGCTGCTAATCCACCTTGCATTGTCTGCAATTGAGAATTGTTATAATCTTTCTTTAATGTAGAGATTTTGCCTATCTTACCCATAATGTAGTTTAATTAAGTTTTGGTTTATACTTTGCAGAATGTACCCATCGAAGAGTAATGCGACATAAGTCCATCATTCTGTTTGAAAAGCTTTCCCCCCAAGGTGGGAGAGAGTGGGGGAAGGGGGGAATTCTTTTCGATTTACGACTTACTCTGGGACGCTGTTCTAATGGGTAGCGTAGTAAGTACTGTTAT